CGGGAAGCGGCTCGGCGGATCGCAGCGATCAGTCCCGATTGGCGCCAACTCAACGATCTGCGCAATCCCACGCCTGCGGGCGCGGTTCGCTTTACCCGCATCGACGCCGTACGCGCCGCCTCCGACGCCATCGAGGCGCAGCTGGGCAGCGCCACCGTTGCCACGCTTGCGGCCTTCCCGGTGCGCGACAACCCGCTCTGGCCCGAGTTCGAGGACATCTGATGGCCAGGATCACCGCACTCCCCGACGCGGGCGCGATTGCCGGCACCGAGCAGCTACCGCTCGTCCAGGACGGCCAGATGCGCAATGCCAGTGTACTGGAGATCCTGGGCGCGCTGGGCGCAGCCGATGCGATCAAGATCGGCACTCGCACGCTCGCCCAGGTGATCGCCTCGATCGAGTACCCGGGCATGAAGATCACGAGCCTGACCGTTGCACCCTCGCAGGCGGAGATCGGCGCGACCGTGACCGCAAACCTTGCCGTGGTCCTCACGAAAGACCCGACCGGGCAGACGGTGAACGGCACGCCCGTGCCCAACCCCGCGACGGCCCGCGCCTTCGCTGTCCCGAATGTGACGATGACGACACAGTTCCAGTGGGCTGTGACCGACGCCGCTGCGCCCGGCGGACCGGCGTCGGACAACAAGACGGTGACGATCACCTTTCTCAACAAGGGCCACGCCGGCTTCATCGACAAGTCCGATGCGGCGACCCTCACAGCGGCCGACGTGAACGGCATGGCCGCGAACTGGTTTGCCAGCGGGGTGGCCCGCACGCTCAACCTGGTGGCGGGGGCCGACGGCTATCTCTGGTACTCGCAGCCCGCCAGCCTACCCGACCCCTCGACCTTCAAGGCCAACGGCCTGCCGGTCGCCCCGGTGAAGACCACCCGGGATCACGCCAACGCCTTCGGTGTGGTCGCATCCTACAACCACTTCCGCCTCGGCGCCCGCCTCGCGGCCGGTGCCTCGGTCACTCTCGAGGTTCTCCCATGACGATCGGTGCCGTCGACAAGATCAAGCCTCTGGGTACCTTTGCCGTCATCGACGCCGCCGACGTGGAAACGGACGCTCTGCGCCGGTTTGTCACCGATGCTGAGCGCAGTGCCCTCGCCGATTTGCAGGAGACGATCGAACCGCGAGGGGAGGATGATCGGCTTCGGCTGAAGGACGACAAGGGGTGCATCTTCCTGGAAGTCACTCCACAGGAACTGAGGCATGTCCTCATTGATCTGCTCTCCGCGCGCAGTGACGCCATGGAAGGTGCGGTCGCGCCCGCTGCCGCCACTGATCGGTTCCGCCTCAAGGATCCTAACAACCTCATCTTCCTCGACGTCACACCAAGCACAATCCGTCACGTCGACTTCGACGCGGTCAAGGCGATCGCGAACGCGCTCTCGGGTGTCTTCAAGCCACTCCAGCTCGATGGCCGCCTGCGGCTGATGGACAGCATGCGGCGCAACTTCTTCGAGGTGACGCCGAGCCGGCTCAAGCATGTCGAGATCGATGCATTGAAAGCCGCGGATAAGAATGCGGCCGATGCGATCGCCAGCACCAGGACGAAGGTCACGCGACTGCAGCGCTCCGGCGCGTCGAGCCCGGCCCAAGCGGCCTACATGCTGCGCGCGCAGCTTGCGCACCTGGTCCTCTACGGCCAGTCGCTCTCGGTCGGCGTCAACGGCCGCCCCGCCATTTCGACCGCCGCCAACTTGCCTTGGGCCAAGATGTTCGAAGGCGGCTTGCGCTCCCGTGATGCCCAGGCGACCAGCGGCGCGTACAACGCGAACTTCTACGCATCGCTGGTCGGGCTCAAGGAAGCCGATCAAGCCAACAATGACGGCTACGGCGAAACGGGCGCTTACGGCACCGCCGAGATGATCGCGCAGCTTCTGCTCGCGGAAGACGGCATCGATATCACCGCAACCGGGCAGCAGTTCCTGTTCTCGGCGCCTGGTGAGGGTTCGCAGCCGATCTCGGCGCTACAATCCGGCGGCACCTATTGGCCCCGTGTGCAGGCCGACGTGACCAACGGTCAGGCCCGCAGCTCGGCGCTCGTTGTGCCGTACCTGGTCCATGGCCTCACCTGGCGTCAGGGCGAGCGCGACACGGCGCTGGGCACGGCACCCGCCGCCTACAAAGCGACGCTCAAGGATCAGGTTCTTGGTGCCCTGCGGACGTACGCAGCCAGCGTCACCGGCGTCGATCAACCGATCCCATGCGTCGTCTACCAGATGGCGAGCCACCGTCGTTACAACGCCGACCCGTTCATCGCGATGGCCTTGGTCGAGTTGGCCGAAAGCGAAGACAACTTCGCGCTCTCGGCGCCGCTGTACTTCATGCCGCACTCCGACACGGCGCATCTCACCCCGGCGAGCTACCGCCGCCTTGGCGCATACGAGGGGATCGCCTGGAAGCGGTGGCTGTTCGACGGTGTAAAGCCGCGCTGGCTGCGCCCGCTTGCGCCGACATGGTTGAACGGCGCGGTGATCGTGCCCTTCGACGTGCCCGAGGGGCCGCTGGTGTTTGACACGACCAGCGTCGTGGACCCGGGCAACTATGGCTTCTCGCTTGTCGACAACACGGGGGCGGCCGTGGCGATCACCAGTGTCACCCTGGTCGGCACCGATCGAGTGCTCATCAAGCACTCAGGCGGCGTTCTGCCGAGCGGGGCCGAGCTTCGCTATGCCTGGGGAACAGGGCTGGGCGACGTGGCCGGGCCGAGCAATGGTCCGCGCGGCAACCTGCGCGACAGCCAGGGTAACAGCATCACGTTCAAGGGTCTCCGGATGGACAACTGGAGCCCGATCTTCCGCAAGATCAAAGGATAACCCCCATGCCGGACATCATCTGCAAGGACGCCGACGCGTCGGTCTACAACATCGGCTACGATCAGCCCTGGCTACCCGCACTCGATGGCACGCTCTTCGGCTTCTACATGCTCGGCACGTCCGCGCCTCTGGACGTGCTGAAGGACTATTCCGGACACAATCGCGATCTGACCCGGACAGGCGCGCCGGTCGAGAGCGCAGCCTCGAGTGCTGTGGGGGCATTCCCTGACGGCTACCTGGCGCCGTTTACTGGCGACGACTTGTTCACGGCAAGCGGTGGGACCGGCTTCAGCATCTTTGCCGTCATCAGGACCACGGCCGATGCCCGAGCGACGGTAACGGGCTGTTCGGATGGATTGGTGACGAAGCACGTCGGCTTCTTCTGCGACGAAGGGCAGGATGTCAGTCTTGCGGTCCGGAACGGCGGCGCCGGTTCTATCTTCACCGGCGTGGCAGAGACCCCCTATCGCGGCACGGGCTTTGTATTCGTCGGCGGACTGTGGGAGCCCGGCCGGATACGCGCTTTCCGCAAGGTGCCCGGGGGTGCGTTGACCGCTAATCAGCTCATCTCGACCGTTCCAGCTATCGTTGGCGGTACGCTTCAATTCGGGATCGGTCGGTTCGGAGCGGGAGCCACGAGCGACGGTAGCTATGCCGATGCCGTCGATATCGCGGCCATCGCCTACTACTCGAAGTCTCCGAGCGATTCCGAAGTTCTCAGCATCCACGCTGGCATGCAGGCCGCCGTGCACAACTGCGGCGGGCTGACCATTTGAGCGTCACTGTGACGGCGGGCTCTTCTCGCCGTCGCTTACCCCCTGTAGGAACGGGGAGTGTGCGTAGGATATTCAGCCGCTTCAACATTGAAGCTATCAGAACAACATACACGGTCGGTTCGACTGCTCGTTCTGCGAATGAAGTTCTCATCAGCAGCTGCCGGCTTCCCGACAAGGACAGCTAACGGACTCTGCTAACATGATTCGAAGATGCAACACCATTTGGGCCACGACTCTTTTGATCACCTGAGGTTACTCTTTCGCTGATCGGCGAATCGCCAAAGCCCGGCGCAGCAAATCGTCGAGACATCGTTGATCTCATTTATCCCAAGGATAGGCATGTCATCGCTTAAGCGCATTCCAGAAGCGAGTTTTTTCATCTTTCTGTCGGAGGCCGACAAAGACTATCTCCTAGCGAGGCATATCAATTTTCTCGGAAGCTCATTTGCTTCACGTGCTGGCTTTTTCGGCCAAGCGGCAGTTGAAAAGTACATGAAGGCTCTGATGGTTCAGCGCGAGGGCTCCTACCTTGCGCATCACTCACTCGTGGGGCTTGCGAAAGAATGCCTGCCATTCAGCGAATATTTTGCGCTCGCTGAAACCCTAGAGGGCTTGGAAACCTTCGAGCATTTTGAACAAATTGGGCGATACGGCGCGGCGGCCAAGAAGGACAAGAACCGAGTAGACACACCCGAATTGCAAATCCGAGGGGCGTACGTTTGGGCGGATACCTACATTCATGTCCTCGACGCGTTAGTGGCGGAAATCAGAGGTATGATTGTAATAGAGCCTACTTATGTCGATGCGCTACGAAAGATTATAGATGGAGGGGAAGGTCTAAGTTTGGTCGACCTGTGGCGTGGTACTGAGCAGATTCGTGACGTACTTTTGCGAGATAACTACTCGTTCGGGCAGGTATGAAGCCGTTGCTGAGCACACCCTTGGTCGTTCCCAGCCATCCCCACTAAGATGCGGACTTGGGACACTGCCCCGTGATGGCATCTATAAGTCAGGGGTGAATTTGAGGAACTCAAAGGCCTGAGATTTGACGCATGCTCCGTCACGCTTCCTAGTTCGGGTTGAAAAGCCTGCCGGTGATTATAGAGCAAACCATCGCGTCGACTGCCCCAAGTCCCGCATTTGGATAGCTGCCCGTCCAAATGCGGGGCCGCGCATGCTGGCGCCTCTCGCGTCATGGTCGCCGCATGGCGAAGACCGACCCCGAACAGATCACCGGCGAAGTGCTCCAACTCGGCACGATCGCATCGGTCGACTATGGCGAGGGCACTTGCACCGTCGAGATCGGCGATCTGGTCACCGGCGACCTGCACTGGCTCGCCCCCCGCGCCGGCGGCGTCCGCATCTGGTCGCCGCCGAGCGTCGACGAACAGTGCTTGGTCGCATGTCCCGAAGGTGACCTCGCCAACGGCCTGGTCCTGCCCGGCATCTGGTCCGACGCCAACCCGCCGCCCTCGACCGACCCCGATGTCGTGCACCTCGAGTTCCCCGATGGCGCGATCATCGCCTACAACCATGGCACCCACGCGCTCACGCTGAGCCTGCCCGCCGGCGGCACCCTGGCGGTGGACGCGCCCGGCGGCACTGCCTGGAAGGGCGACATCGCCGTGACTGGAAAACTCACCGCGTCCGATGACGTGCTCGCCGGCGGCATCAGCCTCAAGGATCATAAGCATTCCGGCGTCCAGGACGGCGCTGCGCAGACCGGAAAGCCGGTCTGATGCCCGGCATGTCCCGCACCAGCGGCGCCGCGCTCGATGGCCTGGAGCACATCACGCAATCGGTGCGCGATATCCTCGGCACCATGATCGGCACGCGCGTCGGCCGGCGCGAGTATGGCTCGCTCCTGCCCGAGCTGATCGACCAGCCCATGACGCGCGCCAACATCCTGCGCGTCTACGCCGCCACCGCACTCGCGCTCTCCCGCTGGGAGAACCGCATTCGCCTGCGCCGCGTCGGCATCGCCGCCGGCGATCGGCCCGGGTCCGCCATGCTCTTGATCGATGCCGTTCGCACCGACGTCGCGCCGGTGAACGCCCGCACGCGCCTCGCCCTTCCTTTGCCTCTCTGACCTCAGGAGCCGCCCATGGCCTTCAAGCACGGAATCACCATCACCGAGATCACCGAGGGCGCGCGCACCCTGACGGCCGTCTCCACGGCCATCATCGGCCTGGTCGCCACCGCCGCCGATGCCGATGCCACCGCGTTCCCGCTCGATCGCCCCGCTCTGGTGACCGACGTGGAAGCGGCGATCGGCAAGGCCGGCGTCGAGGGCACCTTGGCCCGCTCGCTGCGCGCCATCGCCGACAAGACACGGCCGATCATCGTCGTGGTCCGCGTCGACGAAGGTGACGATGCGGCCGAGCTTGCCGCCAACGTCATCGGCACCACCGGCGCGGACGGCATGAAGACCGGCATGCAGGCCCTGCTCGCCGCCCAGGCGCAGCTCGGCGTCAAGCCGAAGATCCTCGGCACCCCCGGTCTCGAAACGCAGGCGGTCACCACCGCGCTCGCCGTCGTCGCGGCCAAGCTGCGCGCCTTCGCCTACGCTCGCGCGATCGGCGACACCGCCGCCACGGCACAGGCCTACCGCGCCAACTTCGCGCAGCGCGAGCTGATGCTGCTCATGCCCGACTTCGTCGCCTTCGACATCGCGACGAAGGCGAACGTCACCAGCTACGCCGCGGCGCACGCCATGGGACTTCGCGCCTTGATCGACACGCAAACCGGCCCGCACAAGACGCTGTCCAACATCCCGGTCGCCGGCGTCGTCGGTCTGACCAAGGACATCCACTGGGATCTCGAGGACCAGTCGAGCGAAGCCGCCGTGCTCAACGCGCATGAGATCACGGCGCTGGTCCGCACCGACAGCGGCTTCCGCTTCTGGGGCAACCGCACTTGCGCCGAGGCGGAGAGCGAGTTCGCCTTTGAAAGCACCGTGCGTGTGGGCCAGCTGATCGCCGACACCGTCGCGCAGGGCATGCTTTGGGCGATCGACAAGCCGCTGACGCCCGGCCTCGCCAAGGACATCATCGAGACCATCAACGGCCTGTTCCGCCAGCTCAAGGCCGGCGGCGTGATCCTGGGCGCCAACTGCTGGTTCGACGAAGCGAACAACAGCACCGCCAGCCTCAAGGCCGGCAAGCTGCGCATCGACTACGATTACACCGTGCCGCCGCCGCTCGAAGACCTCGGCTTCAACCAGCGCATCACGGACAGCTACTTCGCGGACTTCGCGAGCCAGCTAACCGAAACGGTCTGACGCAACCGAACGGCGCTGGCCGCGCACCCTTTCTCTCGATCCTAGGAGCCCGCCATGGGAATGCCCCGCACCCTCAAGGACATGATGCTGTTCAACGAAGGCTTCGCCTACCTCGGCGATGCCAAGAAGGTCACCCTGCCCACTCTCTCGCGCAAGATGGAGGGCTATCGCGGCGCCGGCATGAGCGGCGAGGTGCAGATGGACATGGGCATGGAAGCCATGGAGCTTTCGGTCACTTGCGGCGGCCCGATGCGCGATGTGATCCGTCAATGGGGCGAACCCACGATCGACGGCGTGTACGTTCGGTTCGCCGGCAATTACCAGGCGGATGACTTCGCCCTGCCCGAGCATGTCGAAGTGATCGTGCGTGGCCGGCACTCCGAGATCGAGATGGGTGACCAGGAAACGGGTTCGCCATCCGAGTTCAACTTCAAGATGGCGCTCGCGTACTACAAGCTCGTCTGGAACGGTCGGACCGAAATCGAGATCGACCCGCTCAACATGATCGAGATCGTCAATGGTGTCGACCGCCTGGCCCTGCGCCGCGCCGCCCTCGGCCTTTCCTGACAACCCGCTGACAACCCTGGGCGCCGGTTTGACCACCCGGCCGGCGCCGATCGTCAACCCACTGACCGGAGATCACAGCCATGTCCGCCGCGCTCGCTTCTACCTCTGCCCTCGCAGCAGCTCTCGCCCTCGTTACGCTCGATACGCCGCTGGTACGCGGCGATGAGACGATCGAGCAAGTCCGCGTCCGCAAGCCCAAGTCGGGCGAGCTGCGCGGCCTCTCGCTCTCCGATCTGCTGAAACTCGAATATGCGGCCCTCGAAACTCTGCTGCCCCGCATCACTGTGCCCACTCTCAGCAAGCAGGACGTCGCCTCCCTCGATCCGTCCGACCTGACCCAGCTCGGCAGTGAGGTGATGGATTTTTTGCTGCCGAAGGAGGCGAAGGCGGCGCTCTCCCCGAGCGAGTAGAGGAAGCCATGGCGGACCTGGCGACCGTGTTCCATTGGCCGCCCGCCGCCATGGACTGCATGTCCGTCGCCGAACTCATGGGCTGGCGCGCCAGGGCCGAGGCTCGCCACCGCTCCCCAGACAACCGCTAAGTTTCAGGAGCCGCCATGTCCGACCGAAACTTGCGCATCCGCGTGCTGCTCGAAGGCGCCGACCGGCTGACCAAGCCGATGCGGGAGGCGGCTATGGGATCCACCCGCCTGGCGCAGACACTCAAAGTCACGCGGGACCGGCTCAAGGATCTGGAGAGGGCGCAACAGTCGCTCGGTGAGTTCCGCCAGCTCAAAAGCGGCCTGCGCGATGCCGAGCAGGGCATGGAGAAGGCGAAGGCGCGCGCCGAGCAGCTCGGCCGCGAACTCGCCAAGACGGAAAACCCGAGCAAGAAGATACGCGCCGAGTTCGACCGCGCGCGCCGCGAGTCCGAAGGGCTCACCGCCGAACATCAAAAGCACCTCGCCCGGCTTCAGGAGTTGCGCGGCAAGTTGGGTGCCGCCGGCATTTCGACGCGCGAACTCGCCTCCGAGGAGCGCCGCCTGCGCAGTGAGATCGAGCGCACAAACGGCAGCTTGCGCGATCAGGAGCGGCGACTGGCCCAAGTGGGGGATCGCTCCGCCCGCATCTCCGCAGCACGGGATCGCTTCTCGCGCATCCAGGGCACAGCTACCGGACTTGCCGCCGGAGGTGCCGCTGCGATCGGGACCGGCATGGTCGTGGCACGTCCGCTCGAGGGTGCCGCCCAGGACGCCATGGAATTCGAGTCGGCTATGACCGACATCAACCAGAAGGTGAATCAGGCGCGGTCTGCTGGCGCGGCCATGGGCCTGGATCTGCGTAGGACCGCGCTCAAGGTCAACCAGATGCCGGCGGATCTGCAAAAAGGCGTCGACACGCTGACCGGCTTCGGCCTGGGCGCGCGCCAGGCTGTCGACATGATGAAGCCGATCGGCCGCGCAGCTACGGCGTACAAGGCCGAGATTGACGATCTCGGCAAGGCGACCTTCGCCGCGCACGACAACTTGAAGGTGTCCATCCAGGAAACCGGCAAGGCTCTCGATGTGATGGCGCAGGCGGGTAAGAGCGGTGCCTTCGAAGTGAAGGACATGGCGCAGTACTTCCCCGAATTGACCGCCAGCATGCAAAGCCTCGGCGGCAAGGGCGTGCCTGCCGTCGCCGATCTGGCCGCTGCCCTTCAGATCACCCGCAAGGGCGCGGGCGATTCCGCGTCGGCCGCGAACAACCTCCAGAACCTGCTCTCCAAGATCAACTCCGGCGACACGATCAAGAACTTCCAGAAGTTCGGGATCGATGTGCCGGCGGCGATGAAGAAGGCCGCGCAGGAAAGCCGTAGCCCGATCGAGGAGATCGTGCGGCTGACTCAACAGGCGACCGGAGGCGACCAGGCCAAGCTTTCAGCCCTCTTTGGCGACATGCAGGTGCAGCAGGCGCTGCGCCCCCTCATGTCGGCTTTCAAGGAGTATCGGGCGATCCGCAGCGATGCGCTCGCAGCCGATGGTACGGTGAACACCGATTTCGCCGAACGCATGAACGACAGCGCTGAGAAGGTTAAGCGGCTGAAGATCCAGGCGAAGGATTTGTCGATCACGGTCGGCACCCAGCTCCTACCGGTAATCGCATCCGGGGCGGACTACTTCGCGCGGGGAGCCACCGCGTTGAAGGCCTTCGCCGATCGCCATCCGGCGCTGATCAGGGCCGCAGCCGTGGCTACCGGCGTGATCGCCGCCCTGTTCCTGGTACTCGGCGCAGGCAGCCTTGTTCTTGCTGCGATCGTCGCGCCCATCGCCGTGCTCGGCGCGGCTGCTACGGCCCTGGGCATCGGCTTGCTCCCGCTGATCGGCATCGCCGCCGCGGTGGTCGCCGGCATCGCTGCCCTCGCCGCGGTCTCGTACTGGCTCTACGAGAACTGGGGCAATTGGCCCAAGATCATGCAGGGTATCTTCACGGCGCTGAAGCTTACGTTCCTCGCCTTCAATCCCTTGGGCTTGCTCATCCGGGTTTTCACGCCCGCCATCAACTACCTGCGATCACTCGACTGGTCGAGCATCGGCCGCTTCCTGGTGCAGGGCCTCATCAACGGCATCATCTCGTCCATCCCAGGCTTGCGCGCCGCGATGTTCCTGATTGGCAAGCTGATGCCGCACAGCCTGAATAAGAAGCTCGAAATCCATTCTCCATCGCGGGTGTTCGCGCGGATCGGCGGGCACGTCATGGCGGGGCTCGATCGGGGGTTGGCGGCGAATACGTCGGGTCCTGTGGCTAGGATCGCAAGCCTCTCGGGACAGATGACACAGGCCTTGGCGGTTGGTGCGGGTGCAGGGGCCATAGCCTTTGCAGCACCGGCGTCGGCCATTTCGCCCGCCGGTTCGTCCTCGATAGCAGCCCTTGGTAGCGGCGCGACGTACAACATCACCATCAACGCCGCCTCGGGCGCTGCTGCCAGCGACATCGCGGAGGAAGTGCGCAAGGCACTCGAGCAGATCGAGCGCGAGAAGCGTGGGCGCGGATTTGGCGATGGCGAGGACTGACCGATGCACCTGATGGCCCTCGGCATGTTCCTCTTCGAGATCGGCACGCTTCCGTTCGACGAGCTGCAGCGCAAGACCGACTGGCAGCACGCCCGGTCCGCGCGCGTCGGCGCCCGCGACGCGACGCAGTTTGTCGGCCCCGGCGACGAGACCGTCAGCCTCTCGGGCGCGGTCTATACCGAACTGACCGATGGCCGCGTCTCGATCGACGATCTGCGCGCCCTCGCCGATGCCGGCGAAGCGCTGCCGCTGGTCGATGGCTCGGGCACGGTCTACGGCAACTTCGTCATCACAGCGCTCGACGAACGCCACGCCTACCTCATGGCGGACGGCACGCCGCGCCGGATCGACTTTGGCTTGGATCTGCTGCGCGTCGACGACACCGCCGCCGCGAACACCCCGCAGATCTCCGCATGAGCGAGGCGATCAGCAACGTCCCCAACTGGCGAGTCACCCTCGACGGCCGGGATCTGACCGATCGCCTTCGTCCTCTCCTGATCTCGCTCTCCATCTCGGAGAAGCGCGGCGACGAAGCCGACCAGCTCGACATCGTCCTGGACGACAGCAAGGGCAACGTCGCCATTCCTCCCGAGGGCGCGGTGCTGCACGTCCAGCTGGGCTGGCTGCAGGGCCGCGATGTCACCGTGGGCCTGATCGACAAGGGCAGCTTCAAGGTCGACGATGTCTCGCACAGCGGCCCGCCCGATCAGATCACCATTCGCGCCCGGGCCGCCGACTTCACCAGCGAGATCCGCAACCGCAAGTCGCACAGCTGGAAGAACACCACGCTCGGCGCCGTGCTGACCGAGGTCGCCGGCCGCAACGGCCTGACCGCGCGGATCGCGCCGCCGCTGGCATCCATCGCGCTCGCCTCGATCGCGCAGAGCCGCGAAAGCGACATCGCCTTCATCCGCCGCCTTGGCCGCGAGCACGACGCCGTTGCCACGATCAAGGACAAGCACCTGGTCTTCGCGCCCAAGGGCGCCGGCCGGACCAGCACGGGCCAGCCTCTGCCCACGCTGGAGATACGCCGGCGCGATGGTGATGGGCACCGATGGGACCGCCAGAAGCGCGACGGTCAGGAAGGTGTCACCGCCACCTGGCACGACAAGAAGGCGGCGAAGCGCAAGACCGTGACGGTGGGCAAGGCGGACGGCTCGAAGAAGCTACGCAAAGTGCACCCCGACGAAGCCTCGGCCAAGCGCGCCGCCACTGCGGAGCGCGACCGCCTCAAGCGCGCACCGGCCACCTTCGACATGAAGTTGGCGCTGGGCCGCGCCGAGCTCATCCCCGAAGCGCGTGCCAAGGTCGTCGGCTTCAAGGATGTGATCGACGGCACCACTTGGCTCGTGTCGGAGGTGACGCACCGGCTCGACAAGGGTGGCGGCTTTACAACGGACATCAAGATGGAAACCGCACCCTGACCTCAAAGAGCGTTGCCCCCACCCCCCTCTATGATTCAAGGGGATCAGCGCGTAACGGCGCGCCTTTGCGGGGATATGCGATGGCCGAGAACTCACCGATCGAATGGACAGATGCGACCTGGAACCCCGTAGCGGGCTGCAGCCTCGCGTCTGCAGGATGCACGAACTGCTACGCCATGCGCATGGCGGCGCGGCTCGATGCGATGGGCGTACCGAAGAACAAGGGGCTTACGCGAAAGAGCGGTGGTCGCGCGAAGTGGACCGGCACCGTCCGCTGCGATGAGAGCGTGCTGGCCGTGCCGCATCGTTGGCGGCGTCCGAGGAAGGTCTTCGTCAACTCGATGTCGGATCTGTTCCATGCGGATGTTCCGACCGAGTTCATCCGCAAGGTGTGGGACGTAATGGAGGCGACGCCCCGGCACGACTATCAGTTGCTGACGAAGCGTCCCGATCGCATGCGCGAAGTGCTATTGAGCGGTGGCTTCAAGGTGCTCCCCAACGCATGGCTTGGCACGAGCGTCGAAGGACCGGATGTGACCGACCGAATCGATCAACTCCGCGGCACGCCCGCGGCCATCCGGTATCTGTCCAGAGTAACTTTCTTGAGGCTGCTCGTCAGTGCCAGCGCCGTGCCAACCCCGCCCGATCAAGCACGCGCCCGCATCGCGCCCGTTGACGCTCAGCCTCCCCAGGGTGCGCCTGTAGTCGTCGGTGCCAGCGCGCGTGATTGTCACCGGTCCGTCGTCGAGGAACCCGGCCAGAGCGTCGCTACTCGCCTCGCCGGCCGAGTAGTCGCATCAGTGCGGATTGCGCGCGCCCGCAAGTCGGCGGCGAGGTGAGGCCGAGCAGCGCGGCGAGCCGGCCACTCCTGGCACGTCGATACCAAGCGCGCGAACGCACTACTCCACAAATATTCAGTGGCTGAAAAGAAAGGTGCTACAGCCGAACCAGCAGCACCTTTTAAGGTGCAAAACAAATCGTGCGGCTAACTCACCAGTCTGATCTGTAGCAATTATGAGTCACCTGGCAAGGATACTGCTCCGGGGAACCAGGCGGTGGATTCGGGTTTGGCGGTGCACCGTCAGGATTCATACATGCCTCTACAGCGACCGACCAAGCGATGCCGTAATCCCCCCCGTTAGCTGCAGCCTGCTGTCCAGCCGCGACGCCTTCAGCGATACAGTACGCAGTGATCGGAGTATCGCTCGCTTGAGCTGGCGCGACCATTGCTGGCATGAGTCCCGTACACGACACCAGTGCACCGCCAAGGACCGCAACTGACTTTCTAATCATGTTAAACACTCCTCGCTAGAAGTGAGATAGAGTAACCCCGGATCGCGTGTGCGCAAGCATTCCCGCAAGGCATTTTGGAGCTACTTTGCTAAATTTATGTTTAAACGTAAGTAACATTACCAACATCTCCATGGTCAAGGCCTTCGATGAAGATTGATCCGGTTTACTCCCACCGACGCGCCAACCCGTGACCGATTAGATAATTTCCCGCATCGCGGCCCTTGACTCGCAGCCGAGCAAGGGTCCGGCCGTAGTCGTCGGTTCCGCTCCGCTCGATGGTCACCTTGCCGGTCCGCAGATAGCGCACCAGTGCGTAGCGGCTCGCCTCGCCGGCGGCATAGTCGCACCAGGGCGGATTGCGTGAGCTGGCGAGTCGCCGGCGAGATCGGACGGAGCAACGCGGTGAGTCTGCCACTTCCGGCGCGTCGATCCCTTGGAGCCGCACGCGCTCGCCGCTGCATAGCCTGATCGTGTCACCATCGTGGACGTTGGCAATGCAAAGAGCGGCAGCGGCGGCGATCATGATCGGGAGGGGCATGGGCCACGCGTAGCGAGCGGCAGCGCTCCACCCAAGCCCCGAAGCAGCCACTCCTGCTGCATCGCACAGCCTATGGGGGCATCGTTTGTCCACAGCCTGATCCACAGCGCTGCCCACATCGCAGGCGTCAGGGACGTGCGAAACCGTTTTCCTACAGCGTCCTTACCGCTGCATATGAGAACGAACAAAGAACACGGTAGAGTGCTGAGTGAGACAATCCACGACACGGTTAACGCCCGGCTGCGAGTTCGCTTGTCCCTCCTGCAGCGTCAGGTGTGCGACGATGGTGCGGATGCGGGACGATCTCTGGCGGGAGCTGGAGGAGCTTCACCGGCTGCAGGCGATGCAGCCCAGCCTGGATCAAGCGCGAGAGGTCCGATCGATGCAAGGCCAGCTGGAAGCCGCCGAGCGAGAATGTCGACGGCTTCGTCCTTCGATGCACCTTCGGGAACAAGTACCAGGATGGAGCCGAACATATCGCGCAGCGCGGCTTCACTGAGCTGCGCGGGGCGGCCTATCGTATGAGGGCCTGAAGCTTTTCGCCGAATGTGATCAGCGCAGCAATCAGCGCCAGCAGAGCCAAAAGCCGCGTGTCGATGTAGCTCTTTGAAGGCAGGTGTCCGACGCGCTCATTAAGCGTCGCTAGACGCTCCGCAACTTCACCCACACGGTCGCTAAGTCTGTCGACTTGATTTTCAAGGCGGGCCACGCGCGTTTCCATGCCGCCTGATGTGCCACCTCCACCGCCGGGGCGCAAGTTGTCATACATAGAAGATTCGAGTTCTTCGACCTTCAACTGAAGAGCGCGAATGTGCAGGAAGTCGCGATCAACTTCACCCATCGCGTCCCTCCTGATCGCTGGTGACAGTACTATCCTTGTCGCCCCAAACTTCTTGAACAACATCGTCAGTTGAAAACGTGAAGAGTACCTTCTGCGCGGTCTCCATGACTTCCATCAGCTCTTTAAGTTTCTCGATGGATTCGAGCTTCAAGCCATCCATCGTGACCACCACGGCGATTAGCTTCTCAACAGCCCTTAAGATTGTTATCGAGGACATCGCGACATCAAGCTGGTTCGCAGGCTTGTTCGCGAACTTCTCACGCAACGCTTCAAGCTCTTCAGGTGTTCGTTCGACATACCACTGGGGATCTATGATCGACACGCGTCAATTCTCCCGGCGCAGGATCACGGGCTGAACTTTGAAGACCAAGCATGGCACGATCAACCGTCCCCTAACTCAATCTGATTTCCTTGCCCGTAATTCCTTCCTTGAGCTGGAGGAGCTTCACCGGTTGCAGGCGATGCAGCCGCGCCTGGATCGAGCGCGAGAGGTCCGATCGATGCAAGACCAGCTGGAAGCCGCCGAGCGAGAATGTCGGCGGCTTCGTCCTTCGACGCACCTTCGGGAACAAGTACCAGGATGGAGCGAAACATATCGCGCAGCGCGGCTTCACTAGGGAGCGCGACGGGCAGGGAGATGTGCACCACCTGAGGGCGTGCAGCTTCTATTTCGCGGGCTTCGGGCTCGGCCTCCTCGTCGGTCAGCCCCGCGAGCAGCATCACTTCGGCAGGATCAACCTTATGCTCGGCCAACACCGCGGCAATTCGCCGCGTCAGATCAAGCGGCAGTGAGGCTTTTTTATACCGAGCCGATTCGTAGTTAGAGTAGGTACCAAATGGCATCGCCAGCGCAGCGGCCATTGCCCGCCCGGTCAAGCTTGGCTGCGCTTGCTGCCTCAATTCTCGTAATCTGGCGCCCACGTTCCGCATACAGGCCTTGTACGAGATTTTCGTACACTTGCCGGTTTCATTTTGAGATTGACTCCTGTCCGATAATTTAGGACAGGGTGCACATGACGCAGCGAGCATCACTCTTCGACCTGTTTGGTGGCATCCGCCCGATGGCCCGCGCGGTTGCACGGCCCTCTTCCACAATCATGACGTGGAAGAGCGAGGGCCGCATCCCCTCCGCCGAACAACCCCACGTTCTGGCGGTAGGCCAGGCCAAGGGCCTGCCGATCACTGCTGAAGATGTCGTGTTCCCCCTCGGCCGTCCTGCCGAAGTCCTACCCGCCCACGCAGCCTCCGTCGCTTGCGATCAGAAGGACGGAACGCAAGCGTGGGACGGCGCCTGATGGCATGCGAGCGCGTCACTCTGCCGAACGGCGCCAGTGCCATCGTCTGCGGCCCACGGCGCCCGCACCAAAGATGCCGGTGCGGCCGGCGCGCGACACTGCTCTGCGACTGGAAGATGGTGGAAGGCACCGTGCATTCTTCGGGCACCTGCTCCGAACCGATTTGCGATCGGTGCACGGCGTCGCCCGCACCCAACAAGGATCTGTGCCCGGCGCATGCCGAGGCCTTCACCGAGTGGAAGGCGCAGCGGGCATGACGAAGCCGCGCGAACCCATGACCTTCTCCACCGCGATCAAGGTCATCGCCGACCTGATCGGCATCGAGCAGGTGCGCCAAATCACCGGCGTAAGTGTGCGAGAGGCGCGCTACTACACCGAGAGCGACAAGAGCCCGATCCCAACGATCGAGAAGTGCTTCGCGCTCGACATGGCCTTTCTGCGGGCCAGCGGCGGCTATGCGCCGATCTTCGAAAGCTACGAGCGGCAAATCCAGGCGGCGTGTTCCGAACCCGTCGCGTGCCGCGTCGAGCTGCTGAACCATCTGGCCACCATCGTGCGCGAATGCGGCGATGCCTGGGCCCACGTCTTACAAGCGGCACAGGCCGGCGCCACTCCGGCGCAGATCTACCGCGCCATGGTCGAGATAGAGGAGGCGGACGTCCTGTTCCCGCGCTTGCTCGGTCTCCTGAAAGCACTTCTGCCCGGTAATGGGATCAGGGCCGAAGCCACGGGGGATCACAACTGATGTCGGGCCGTCCGAACCAGCTGCCACACGTTACCTGCCCGGCCTGCGGGGGCCGCGCATTCTGCCGCTCGAACGGGAAGAGCAGCCCGCTCTTCCGCGAGCTCTACTACCACTGCCGCAATCCCGATGCGTGCGGACACACTTTCGTCATCGAAATGGTGGCCGTGCGCGCGATCAAGCCAAGCCGCTTCCCCAAGCCGCTCCACGTCCTGCCGCTCACCCAGTGGCACGGCGCGGCGGCGAACGACGATCCGGCGAACGACAACGGCCCGGCTCCCGAGCCGGCCGCCAGCACCGTGCCGACCTGACCTGACGGCCTGAAAGGGCCGACCGCTCACACCCCCGACTGACCCCAACCCGGCCCGCTTCCGGGAACGCCCGAACTTTGCCTTCTTCCGAGGAGCCTTTTCCATGCGTCACGACAAGATCAGCACCGCCGGCAGCATGCGGCTGCAGCCCTGCGTCTTCATCTGCACCTGCTGCGAGATCCACGAGCACAGCTTGACCGAACAGCTGCCGCAGGGCTGGTCGATCGAGTTCATCGACGGCACCGGCTACGCCTTCTGCGAAGACTGCGCGATCGATCTGCCCGGCCACCACAACGCCGCCGGAACCTTCGCCACCCGCATCGGCGTCGCCTCCCAGCTGGACGCGGCCGAGATGCTGGACATGGACGAGGAAGACCGCCGGCACGCGCAGCGCGTGGCCGGTATCGCCAGGGCCGAGCGCGTTGGGCGGCATGTGTTTCCCATGCTGATGGCAGCGATCGTGCTGCTCGGCGCGGCCAGCCTGGTCTCGCAAGCCAGGCATCTGATCGCACTCTGAGCCGTGCCGCTCCTGCCCACTCTCGATGCCCACGAGGAACTTGTCCGCCTCGCCGAGCGCCGCGTGCGTCGCGCCGCTGAGCGCCTGCGCGCCATCGAGGCCGAGCACACCGAAGCGGTGCAGGCCCTCGATGCAGCCAGGATGGAGCGTGCCGAGTGGATCACGTCGAACCCCGACCCGCAAATCATGATGTTCTGAAGGGACCCCCCATGGCCACCACAACAGACGATCGCCTCCGCCTGCTGATCGAGCGCGTCGAACGCCTCGAGGAAGAGAAGAAGGGCATCAGCGACGATATTCGAGACGTGTACCTCGAAGGCAAAGCCGTTGGGTACGACATCAAGATGATGCGCCAGATCGTGCGCCTCCGGAAGATGAATCCGGACGATCGCAAGGAGATGGAAGCGCTCCTCGAAGTCTACAAAGCTGCGCTGGGGCTAAGCTGACCATGCGCCGCGTCAACACCCGCTCCGTCCACTCGATCGCCTGCAGCTGCCGCCGCTGCACGCCGAATGCCGTGGGCAATCGCCGGCTCGACATCACAGTCAAGGCCGCGACGCGCGTCCTGCTGCTGATCGCCGCCCTGATCGCCATCCCCTTCATCGTCGCCCACGCGCTCGCCAGCGCGAAAAGCGACCGTCGCTAGGAGCCTCCCCATGGAAGACGCCTACCACTTCCACGAGATCGGCTTTCGCTCGGTCAGCCTGTCCGGCGCCGCCGCGCTGATCTTGCTGCCGCACCTCTACTTCCTCGCCAATCGGGTGCTCGGCGCATGAAGGCGCTCACCGTCCTACAGCCGTGGGCCTCGCTGATCGTCGCCGGCGCCAAGCCGTACGAGTTCCGCAGCTGGCTCCCGCCCACGGCCATGATCGGCCAGCGCATCGTGATCCATGCCGCCAAGCGCAAGATCGACCAGTCCGAGGCAGTCGACCTCTTCTGCCTGCTGCGCGACGGCCCGGAGAAACGCAACCAGCCCCCCGCCGTTGTCGAAACATGCCTGGACGCGGGCAAGGCACTCCCGATCCTCGATCGCGCCTGGTTGCCCAGCGAAGAGCCGCTGCACCTCGGCGCCGGCGTCGGCACCGTCGTGCTCGGCGCACCGCGCGCCGCAGAGGAGATCGCCGAAGAGTTGGGCGTGCCCCGCGTGAACGACAGCAGCCGCGACAAGCACGCGGTCTGGGCTTGGCCGATGCTCGACCCCGAACTGTGGCTCGCCCCCGTGCCCATGCCCGGTTCGCAGCAGTTTTGGAACTGGCCCGAGCCGCAGCTGGCGGGAGCACTTTGATGCGGGTTGGCGTGACCGAGAAGCAAGCCGCAGCGCTCGCCTTTATCGAGGACGAGATCGCCGCCGGCCGCGCGAGCCCGAACACGGTCGAACTCGCCGAGGCGGTAGGTTGTGGCACTGGCGAGATCGCGCGCATCATCAGCGCTCTCGAAGGTTTCGGCTACATCACCCGCATCGCGGGGCGGAAGCGCAACATCCGCCTTTGTCACCCGGCGGTGAGGCAAGCCTCGGATGAGGCGCTCGCCGCCGAGCTGACGGCACGCGGGTACCTTGTCCGGAAGGTACCGGTCCATCCGGTCAGCCGCCCCGCCAAATGCAGCCCGCTGCCCTCCGCCGCCCACTCCCGCCAATCCTCCGCAGGCAGCGCCTCCCGCGCGCCCGCCGCCCCACGCAGGTAGACCCATGCCCGATTGGAAGCTCACTGACGATTGGCGGCGCGATGTCATCACCCGAGCACGAAAGCTGTTCCCGAACCAAGGCCTGCACCCGCAAGCGGAGTTCATCGCCAAGCTGCACCCGCTCGCGATCGACTACCTGACCCAAGCGCCGGTACTGGCGTGCGCGCTCGGCGCCGCTCAGTCGACAAGGTCCGATCACCTCTACGTCGCGATGCGTGTTGGCGGACCGATCGAGCGCGGCGAACGCCTGCGCAACGTCATGGCCGCTGTGCAATTGCCAACCCCGCTGCGGCGCCTGCAGGGCTTCGCCCTTTCTCCAAACTGCCGTCCGACCATCTACCGCCTTGCGCAGATGGACCCGTCGCCGCTCGCGCTCGCGATCCCCGGCAAGCCTGGCGCGCAACGCACCTGGCTGTCGCGGCTAGGCACCTGGCACGAAGTCCAGAACCGCCGCGTGCAGGTCGCCTCGCTCCCGTTCGCGTGGGCCGCGCGAGAGATCAGCCGGCATCTGCCCGAAGCAAGCGAAGTGGCTGCCGTGGTCGACTTCCTCGTCTCCAACCCCGGCAATGAGCGCTGGTCGTGGGACAAGGCCATGTCCGAAACCCAGCTCTGGCACGATCGCCTCGCGACCGAAAAGCAGATGCTCGTACTCGGCGGCGGCATCCAAGCGTCCACCGTCGTGGATTTCTCCGACCTGCCCGAAGAGTGGCGCCAGGAAGGCCTGCAGTTCGTCAAGCTGAGCACGCCCGCTGCCGTGATCGAGGAAGGACGCATGATGCGCCACTGCGTGGCGAGCTACCTGCGCGACATCATCGATGGCCGCTGCTCCATCTACTCGATCCGCAACCAGGAACGCCGACTGGCCACGCTGGAGTTTAGCAAGGTCACCGGGATCCGCCAGCTCGCAGGCTTCGCCAACGGCAAGCCCGCTGCCTTCGTCTACAAAGCCGCCCAACGCTTCCAGGCAGCAGCTCGGGAGGCGGCGCATGCCTGA